ACCCCAAGCTGTTATGATGCGCGCCGTTGGAGAGATGCCGGAGTGGCCGAACGGGACGGATTCGAAATCCGTTGTACTGGCGACAGTACCTAGGGTTCAAATCCCTATCTCTCCGCCATTATTAGATACGACTAAGCCCCTGAAATCATTGATGATTTCAGGGGCTTTTTCGTTTATGGGGTTTTGTTTAGGGCAAATCTAGGGCAAAAACTGGCCGCTCTAAGCCATCGCTGCCCGCTCTGCGCCATTCTGATTAGCGCCAAAGCCCATCATTTCGGAAACCATCGCCGCCATACTTTTGGTGTCGCCTGGTATCCAGCGGCCGTAGTGCTTCTTCACCATGGTTGTGTCGCTGTGGCCCAGTTGGCGGGCCACCCATTCGACCGGCACATAGCTGGACAGCGCCTGGCTGGCGAACGTGTGTCGGCACTGGTTGGCGCCTCGATGTCGGACCTCTGCCTTGATCAAATGAGCGGTGAACCAGTTGCTGACAGTCTTCCCGCTCCAGAGCAGACCGCTGGTTGAGCTGCGGAATAGGAAGTGCAGGCGCTCTTTCCGTTTGGTGATGTTGTCCCGCTGCACTATCTCGATTTCCTCCGACGCGTAGTCAATGCTGTCCGCCATCAACTGGCGTAGCAGATCTAATGCCGGTGTAATCAGTTCGACGACCCGAATCCGTGAACGCTCTTTGGGGACTTTGAATTGTCCGCTCACCAAGGCACGTTTGACCGACACTTTGCCGTTAACCAGGTCTACATCTTCCCTGGCGAGGGCGATCAGCTCAGACAATGAAAGCCCGGTCCAGCTGTTGAACAGGATCATTCGTGAATCTTTCTCGCGTTCGGGGTCGGCTGCCGCAATCAGGGCCAGTTCCTCGCGGGAAAATGGATCAGCTGTTTCGCTGTCAGAATCGATCTGAATATTGGTGATGCGGTCGAGTGGATTAGTTTTGATGACGCCGTCTGCGAAAGCGTCGGCCCATATCCCACGAACAATGGTGAAGATATCGTTGACGGTCTTCGGAGCCAGGCCCTGTTTTAACAACTGGGCCTGCCACAGTTCAAGTTCACTTTTGCTGATGTCTGTGAAGCGCCTCTGAGCGAACTTAGCCTCTACGTGATTTGCCTTGCTGGCGTAGTTGTCGAAGGTGCTTTTGGCCTTTCGAACTTCCTGAACTTCCAACCACTTGACCAGCCCGTCTTTCACGGTGCGTTTTAATGACACACCGGGATTCAGTGACCAGGCAGCGGCCCTGGGGGAGTCAGGGAAGTGCGCTGCGTAGTCGAAGCGCCCCTCCTTGATCTCCGCCAATATCGTTCGGCGCTTGTTGTCCGCGTAAGCAATGGCGGCTTTGTTGACCTTCACAATTCCGGTAAGCGGTTCGCGGCAGCGCCGGCCGTGCAGCTGGAAGACGATTCGCAGCTGCTTGCCGTTCATCTCTACGCCGGTGGGCAACTTATCAGTCACAGCTGCCCACCCATCCAGCGTTCGATCTCTTTGCGGTTGTAAACGAGGACATTGGCCGGGTCTTTCCGCCAGTGTTTGTTTTCCAGCCACAAGCCGCGAGTCCGGTACTTGCGGGCGGCTTCCGGTGTGAGCCCGAACACGGGTTGAAGCAGGTCTTGGCGGAACCACTCGCCAGGCACTATTTGAAATTCGATTTTCTCTGCGGCGCTCATGCGTGCGTCCTCACTCGTTGTTCTGTGTTTCAGCAGCGAGCCGAGCGGCTCGGGCTGCTTGTCGTTTCTTGCTGCAACTGTCGTGACGACCTTTATTGCGCGGGATGCCGCACTGGTCGCAGATCACGTTGCAATCCGTGCTCAGGCCACGACTGTTTACGCGAGCCCTCCGTCGCAACGGTGCATTCATGCTGCCTCCTGGATGCGTTCGTATTGGCGCCACGGATCATTCGCGCGTGCTAGGGCGGCCATCGGCGGTGGGCTCACGCTGTTGCCGCACATGTGCACCTGCTCGGTCTTTGTGAACGGTTTGCCGTCGGCGCCGTGCGTGATGATGTAATCCGACGGGAACCCTTGCGCCCGGTACAGCTCGGCGGGTTGGAGCATCCGAAGACGGATATCGACGATGACGTAGGGCGTGCCCTTGACCATTACGGTTACCAGGCCCAGGCGATCCTTGGTCGTGATCGTTGGCGCGGGCTGGTCGCAGCCGCCCATGTTGTCGGTGCCGTAGTAGCTGATCAGGAACGCCGCGACGCGCAGAGCGCCTTCTTCATGCTCCGGCGACAGTTCGATGCTGACCAGCGAGCTCTTCCCGCCGCCGCCCGCCGTGATGGTCGGTGCTGGCCCCGTCAGTGCCTGGCCGACGCTGGCGCCGAACTGGCGTTCCATGAAGGCGGTCATCAGCCCGTGATGCGTGCCGCCGGCGCTGACGGTGTGCAGCGGTTCATCCGCTGCCCGGGCATCACAGTTGCCGCGCAGGTGCAGCAGGCTCGCGGTCACCAGTTGCTGCTGACTGCCGGTGTTCGTCACCGTGGTCATCGGGTCGTTGAGGCTTTTTGCATCGGTGGTGTTGAACCCTCCATTCATTTGGGCCATGAACGCGGTCGCGACCCCGTACTTACCGCCGGACGCCATGATTGTTCCGAGTGGTTGGCCAAGGTCCGCGCTACGTGGTTTTGCACCTGGCTTATCACCATTTCCGAGTTGAACGAGTGATGCAGCGGCAATCGAATGTCCGCCGCTGGCGGTGACGGTGCCCAGTGGATCGGCCGAGGACTTACTGCCGTCGCCCCAGCGTTGAGCGGCGCCGGGTTTGCCTTCGCCGTGTGCCGCTGTGACCATCACCGGGCTGATCAGCGTCAGCTCGCCGCGATTGGCGCATGTGACCGTCGGCAGCGGATCGAGCGGATCGTTTACACGGTCGCTCCCCTGGTGCGTGGCTGGCGCAATGACCGGACTCACCACCGAGAATGACCCGCCTTTCGGGTAGGAGGTCACGGTGCGCAGCGGCTCATCCATTGACTGAACCGTCTCGGTGGACCAGTTCGCAATCGGCACAATGAACGGCGCGGGGTTGTCGATGACGAATTTCTTCATGCCCTTGGCGATTCGGCGCTTGGTGGCGTCGGCCAGTTCGTCCTTCCTGCCGAAGATGCTTTTACCCAAGTCGCTGAAGTCGATGCACTCGGCGGCGGTGCGGTACTTCTGCTGTCCCTTGCCGGGCTTCTTGGCGTGTGTCGGCTCTGGCCAAACGATCGGTTGACCGTCGCGGCGGGCGATCATGAACAGCCGCTCGCGGCTGGTTGGCGCGCCGAAGTCGCAGGCTTTGATGACGCGCCATTCGACCGCATAGCCCATGCCTTCCAACAAATGCACAAACCGCTTCCAGGTGGTGCCACGGCGCTTCGGGTCTGGAACCAGAAACTGCTGGCCGACCGGCACGACCTCGCCAGGCGCAGCGACAACCTTCTCCATCACTTCCTTGCCCTTGGCGTTCAGCACGGTCACCAGCTTGATGGCGCGCCCGGTCGCCTTGTCGCGCTTGGCGATCAGCGGGCCCCACTGAAGGATCTGCTTCACGTTTTCCAGGCTGATGACGCGAGGCTTCTTCTTCCCGCCCCACTTCAAGCCGATCCATGACAGGTTGCGGATCTCGCGCTTGCGGGGCTGGCCGCCGGCGGCTTGGCTGTGATGAGTGCAGTCTGGCGACATATGGAACCAGCCTACGGCCTTGCCGCCGCACTCGGTGTCAGGATCGCCCTCAAACACATCGGTGGTGAAGTGCTTCGCACCCGGGTGGTTGATGGTGTGCATGCTGATCGCCTTGGCGCTGTGGTTCTTCGCGACATTGACCTTGCGACCCAGGCCCATCTCCAGGCCGGTACCGGCCCCGCCGCCACCGCAGAAAAAGTCCACGACGATCTCGTCGTCTTGCGGGTTGAAACCGAGGCTGTATTGGGTTTTGAAGTCAAACGGGGGCTTTCTCAGGGACGTCATGCCGCCCTCCCGCGATGCGCTGACTGCATCAGGTCCATCAGTCGACAGAAATAGTGGATGCTCGCTTCGTCGGCGCTCCAAGGGCGGATCTTTTCGGCGTGAGTGGGGATGCCAGCCAGGCAGAGCCATTCGCCGTCGTGTGCGGGCATGAGGTCGCGGCGTTCGGTGGCGAGGGCTACCAGGTCGGCGCGTTTGACGCTGGCCGGTAGGATTGGGTCGATCAAGAAGCGCTCGCAGACGGCAAGCCAGATGCGGTGCTCAATCTCGCGATATTCCGGCATCACGTCCTTGAGGGGGCGGACCATGTCGCCAACGTACGCTTCGGTGGCGTCGTGCAGCAATGCGGCCAGTTGGTCGCCTGCCGGCACCAGGTCGGCCACGAAGCAGCTGTGCTGGGCAACGCTGTAGTGCGCGCGAGTGTGGCCATTGAAGCGACAGATCCGGGCTAGCGACTGCGACAGGTCTTGTGGTGCAATCATCGCGGCGGTGGGGGCCAGGAGATCGAAACGGCGTCCGGAGTAGGTCAAGATCCAGTTCATGCTGCCTTCCCCTGCGCGGCGTGAACGGCATCTGCGGTCAGACGTCTGGTTAGAGTTTCCAGCTTTGCCAGTTGAGTGACTGCTCGATTGTGATGGGGCTTGGCACCGGTCAATGGCTCCCAGGTGCGCCGAGCGAGGTCGAGAGTATTGGCAACCTGAATCAGCAGCGCGATCTCCTGATTTGTAACGGATACGCCGTCCCGCGCGGTGGATAGCAGTCGTGCATGAGCCTCGCTGAGTTTCATTTCTGCAAAGAGGCGGGCTTGTTTCTGCTCCGCCATCAGCGGTTCGTGAACAGCCGCCGCGACACCGCGGCCATACTCGAAGCCGCGACTGCGGGCTTTGGAAACGGCGCGTGCGTGGAGATAGATCAGAAGAATGGCGGCGCTGGCGACCAGCGCTACGGTAACAATCGATTCAATTTGCATGTGCTGTGCGTCCTGTTCGGGTGCCACCGCCGTGATCGTGTGGTGAGAGGCCGGCGGTGGGCTTATGGATAGGCTGTCGGTGTGGTTACTTCGCCAGCTTGAAGGTGCCGATGGTCAGCTTGGCGGCATCGCCAATTTCCTGAGCAACGACCTGTTTGAACTCTTGCGCCAGGTCTTCACGCAGCTGGGCCTCGCCGATCCAGCGCAGCCTCAGCAGCGGCTTATCACTGCTGGTGAGTACGGCAATGCGAAGCTGAATGGTCTGCGCTTGCAAGCCCTCGTATGGCACCGTTTGGAACAGCAGCTCGGCTGGCAGGCCGTTCGCCGACTTCGCTTCGATCTGATCCATAGCGGACCGCGACGCGCTCGTGTCGCTGACGGTGTGCTCGCTCTTCTTGGCCTGTTCGATCGTGATTGAGCGGATCGCGCCAATGGCTCGACTGAGTTCGAGCTGCTCGCCTTCCGCGCCAATGGCCTTCAGGTTGGGGGCCCAATCCTCGATGAAGTCGCTGAGGTCCTTCTGACCAAAGGTCTGGCCGGCGGCGTGCTCGAGTGCCTGGAATGCTGCGGTTTTTTTCAGCATCAATTGGGCCGTGAAGTCGCCATGTCCCGGGGTCCGTTCGTTGCCCAGGTTGAATAGGATGATGCAGGACATGGCGTCGCTGTCGACAAAGCCAGCGCTGAGCGGACTGGCGTGGGTCTGCGTGTATTCGGCGAAGTCCTTCAGCGAGTGAGTCAGCAGCACGCCGCGAAAGCGGCTGCGGTCCTGCTGGTAGGCTTCAAGGTTGTGCGCCTGGGCCCCTTGGGGCAGGACGATCACCGGAGTGAACGTTTCCAGCGCCTTCGCATTGGCGAGCACTGCGGTGTCTTGAATCAGCTGAATAGCTTTGGCTTCCATTGAATCGTGTTCCTTGTGGTGAGAGGAAATGGATGTTGCGGTTTATGACTTCGGGTGAATCGGCGCGGCGTTGAGATCGAACATCTGCGCAGCTGCGGGCGTTTCGGGGAACAGAGTGAGACAGCCCCCTTCGCCCACGTACATCGGGGTATCCAGCGCGGTATCCTCGCTCCGGCTGCCGCGTTTGGTCGGCACTTTGTAGGAGAGCTTGTGATTGATCGCCACCTGGTGGCTGCTCGCGATCTGCTTAAGGGTGAAGGTCAGCGTTACGGTGCCGACCTTGCTGTTGTCGACGACGCCGGCGGCAACTTCGGAAAGTGCGTGGCCGATTTGGTTGGCGAACACGCCGGCGTTCAGCTCGCTGATAAATTCAGCCGTATTGGTAGGTTTCATGTGCTGTGCCTAGATGGGTGCCCCTGTTGCCCGGGGCCGGCTTGGATCACGCTGCGGCGTTTTTCTGTGCGTCGAGGTAGTCAGCCAGGTCGTGCAGGTACACCACGGGGTGCCCTTTGCCAGACCCGCCAAGGCGGGTCACCTTGAGGCTGATCTGCTTCGCGCTGATCTTGCGCAGCAGGTAACGGTCGCTCGAGATGTGCGGGAAGTACCGTGCGCGTACCTGTGAAAGAGACGGGCAGGGTGTGGCGAACTCTTCGCGCAGGTGGTCGAGAATGTTTTTCAAATTGCCTCCCCATACCCCACGGGTGGAGGCTGCAACTTGAGGCGGATCAGCTCGGCCAGACCTTCCGGCGAGGATCCTGCTGCGACTGCCAGCAGGCGCCCTTGCTCGTCCGCCACCACAGCGCCGTAGGGTTTCTCGGCATCTTTGGTGAGTGTCACGTAGGCGACACCGTTGGAGCCTGCTACGACGCTGACCTTGCGAAAGACCTCCGCAAGGACAACGGTTACCGACGGCAGATCAGCCAACATGATGTCGGCTGCGTGCGCAGCGCCAATCAGCGTGGAGCGCCCTACAACGGTGGGGGAGTTGAGGTAGATCGGCACCAGCTGCAGAGCGCTGCGCGCCTGGGTAATTGCATTCATGCTGCGTCGTCCTTGTTGGTGATGGAGATTGCGAGCTGCTTGGCAAGCCAAGTAATTCCTTCCTCCTTGACCAGCACGACGCCGTAATGCGCGTACTGGTTGAGGTGAGCGTTCCAGCGGCTGCGGGTGTCCACGAATAGGTAGCCTTTACCGCGGTGATGGCTTGCAAGCGTGCCGTCTGCGGCAAGAATCCGAAGCTCTTTCATGCGCTTGCGCAGCGTTCCAGGCTTGATGCCCAGAACCGCTGCAGCTTCGTTAATGGTCCGATTCATGGTCAGCGTCTCAGGCCGCGTGCGGTCGGCTAATGCCGCGGCGCTTCATGCTCGAGACAAGCACGTCGATGGCGTGATGCAGAGCCGTGATCGTGCCGTTGTTGCGCAGCACCAAGTCGCAGGGTTGCACCGACACACCTGCCTCGCTGCTGTGGTTTGAAACAGGCGGCGCATCGTCGCGGCTCAGATGGATGACGACGCCCCCACGCTTGCGGATGAAGTCGGCTTCGTTTTCGAAACGGACGTCACTGATGACGAAGCCGGGTGAGCTGTCCAGCGCATCGGCCAGGCCGTTCAGGCGCTGTTCCGCGAGATCCATCCAGATGTTCGCGCTGATCATGTGGCGGCCCCATTCGGTGCCGAGCAACTGCATCAGTTGGCGAGGGGAGCGACCCAGCCAGGGGATGAGCTGTTCTTTGGCAGCACCTTCAAAATCCTCTGGCCCCAGGTTCAGCATGGAGCCCAGCGCCTCGCGGATGGGGTCAGCGAAGGCGTAGCACTCGAATCCATGCTCACTCGCCAGGTGCTGTGCTGCGGTGGTTTTGCCGGTGCGTGCGAAGCCAGTCAGGCCGATGAGAAGTTGGCTCATGCTGCCTCTCCTGCTTGCTGGTTTTCTGTCAGATGGCTCTGGGCCCACTCCAGCAGGCTGGAGAGTTCGCGCAGGGTTTCGGCTTCAGGAGTGATCCCGCGTTCCTCGGCCGCGTAATGGTTCCGCCATGGCGTGATGTAGACGTGGCGGGAGTGTCGTCCTGGCCGGCCCTTCGCTTGGTAATCGGTGTCTGCAGGATCGAAATCGACGTCAACGCGACCAACGTGGCCAGCCAGGTCGTAGAAGCCGTGAAACCGCCCTTCGGATTGGACTTGGATAACGACGAGCAGGATTTGAGTCATCAGGTCTTGGATGGTCTGATTCATGCTGCGTCGCCTCCCCATGGGTTCGGCGGCGTAGCGGAGCCTGCGGGGATTGCGGTTGCATAACCTTTAGCGTTTGGAATGATCAGCAGCATGCCGGTGCGGCGCTGAATGCTGGCAATCGCTTGGGGCTTGGAAGAAAGGGCCGGGTGTATGTACACCCGGCAAGGTGTTGCGTGCTGTGCTGTTGTCATCGCTGTGGCCCTGTGGTGAGAGGTCGACGGGCCAAACAATACGATATGTATTTTGATGAATCAATACGAAATGTATTTTTTCATTTGGATACTTGATGCAGGCATCAATTTTCTGGTGTCACAAACCAAACCACGAGGTAGCTGCCATCTCCTCTAGGGGCAATTGTGACTCCCTCGGCGTCGCGAATTTCGCTTATCAATCTGTCCCAATGTGCCCGTGCCTCACCAGGCTCTGGCCTGATGATTGCCTGATGATCGATTTGCGCCTTAGGGCTCGAAATGATGGCCTGGATCCTCTGGGTCAGGGTGACGTAACCGCCCTGGTCAGCGATCTGTGGGGTCCAACTGCTCATATAGAAACCTCCTTTTACTGTTTTTATATACAGTATTAGGGGATTCGTTCAGGATCAAGGCCCTCGCGAGGTTTGCGGAAAAATATGTAATCCTTTCAACGATATAAGAATGTTAAACCCACAAAAAAGCCCAGCGGTGCTGGGCTCATTGAGTTTCGAAGGCCGGAATCAGAGTGTCATTTTCGCCAAGCTTACTACGCCTATGAGCCGGCATTGTTCTGTCATCGAGATCATTGGATACCCAGGATTGAGTGCCTTCAAAAAAAGATGTCCAGAATCCTCTACGAGTTTTTTAAACGTGGCTTCGTTGCTCTCCGGGAGCTTAGCGATCACCAGCTTGCCAGGCGCAGGCTCAATGCCTGTGTCAACCAATATGAGCATTCCCTCTGGCACGCTCTGACCTACGGGAGAAGTCATCGAATCCCCGCGCACTCTCAACCAAAACGCAGGGCCTTTTGCTTTGTAGTCTGTGAGTTCGTAACTATCTGCGGCGCCCGGTTCATAAGGCTCGGTGGCTTCAGCGAAGGCTCCGGCACTGACCCAACTTAGGACTGGATAGCGATACAACCGCTCCGGCGGCGGAGGTGCAGTAGCACTCGATGCCGCCGTTTCAGGAACAATTATCGCCAGCCCAGGTACGCCCAAGACAGCAAGTAGCCGATTGATCGTTTCCAGTTTTGGCTCACGCTTGCCGTTAAGCCAATGACCAACCGCCCCTTGCGTTACGCCCAGCCGTTCAGCCATCTGCTCTTGGCTGATGTCCTGGGCCTCCATGATTTTTTTTGCTACTTCATACCATTTGCTCATGCCCAAAATAATACAGGGTGTATTTTTGTGGGCAATCGACAGGGTGTATTGAAAGCTTGCGTGAAAAAAATACAAAGTGTATTGTCTCGGTCGAACATTCAGGAGGTTGCCATGAGCGCCCTAAGTACTGCTCGGAAGGCTGCGAATCTCACGCAGCAGGAGCTCGCCGAAAAAGTAGGTCTGACACAGGCCGCGATCGGCCACTACGAAACCCTTCGCCGGACGCCGCGTCTTGCTGATTGCCGCCGTATCGTGGCGGTGCTGAATGCGTCGGGCGTGGAGTGCAATCTTGAGTCGGTCTTTCCGGCAAATGAAATGGGACCAGAAAGCAAATCAGCTGCATGAATTGAAGAAGATCACTAGGGCCGGAGCTCTCTCACCACAAGATTCACTCCGGCCCGACCAGGGCAGCGCATAGCGCTACATGACCCGCTGTCGGGTGCCTCTCACCACAAGATTCAGCCCGACAGCTCGAACGAAGAACCGTGCCGCACAGCACGTTTAGCACAGCACCTCGGTCGTGGCTGAAGGATAAGGCGCGCCTAACCCTTTGGCTACACCGTAAACAGGGGTTTTACGGTTATGAGTCGAATTGATCTACTGCCGGACGCAGGTCCGGTGCTTTCTCTCCGCCAGGCGCTTTACCGCGCTGGTCGCGATTTCAAGGGTGGTGTCACGGCCCTTGCTTTCGAAATGGTCATGGATATCGATGCCCTTCAGAAGAAGCTTAAGCATGACGAAGATCGTCGCTGGCTGAATCCTGATGAGCTCGAGGAAATCATCCGGTTGACCGCCAACCCTGCGCTTCTGGACGCGCTGATGCGCCCGGCGGGTGCGGTTTGGTATCGCCCGGTACCGGTCGCGGCGACCGGCGCAGCCCTCAAGGCCGTAGGCAAGCTGCTGGAAGAGTCTGGCGAATTTGTCGCGAGCATGCACGATGGTGCGGCGGACAATAAGTGGGAGCTGCACGAGGTGCTGGAACTGGAGAAGCGCGGCCTCGACGTTATTCGCGAAGTGCTCGGCATCATGGCCGGTGCGCGCAAGGCGATGGAGGATGTCTCCCATGGCTGACGTCATCGACATGGCCAACGACCACGCCGAACTGGTTCTGCACCACGCTTTGCTGCGCGCCTGCGCGCGCCCTGCGAAGTCTGCCGTCAGCGCAGAGTTCTGTATGGACTGCGGTGACGATATCCCTCAGCCACGCCGGATCGCGGCGCCGGGCTGCGACACCTGCATCAGTTGCCAAACCCTGCGGGAGCGTCGCGGATGATTGAAGCGAATGCCCCACTTGCAGTATGGGCGCGTCACTACATCGAGACGCTGAATCTCGCACTGGTTCCCATCGAGCCAGGTGAAAAAGGACCAAAAGGACAAGGCTGGAACCAGCCTGGGGGCTATTACACTGATCCCGCCGCCGCCGAGGCGTTCTGGAAGAAGCACCCGAATCACAACCTGGGCGTCGTTCACGGCCCAAGCCAAGTTTGCTCGCTCGACGTCGATGACGTTCAATGGACCCGCACCGTGCTGTGGGATCAGTTGGGGATCGACCTCGACGCCATGGCGATCGCATTCCCAACGGTAGTCGGCAATCCGGCACGGTTCCGAATCATGTTTCGTGTGCCCGAGGGAGTGACCCTGAATCGGCACGCGCTCGCGTGGCCGAATGAAGACGACCCGGATGGTTCGAAGCATCGTGAGCTGCTGCAGAAAGCCCGCGCTGCCGCCGAGGCCGGCGAGTACGACCGCGAGAAACTTTACCGGGCTGAGGCAAAGCGCTTCGCCCGGCTGACAGTGTTCGAACTACGTGCAGGCCTGACGCAAGACGTCCTGCCACCCTCCATCCACCCGGGGACGGGCAAGCCGTACGTTTGGCGAACTGCACCAGGTGCTGACGGGCTGCCGGTGTTGCCCAAAGACCTGCTCAATATCTGGAATGGCTGGGAGATCTTCAAGCGAAGCGCAGAGGCGGCGTGCCCGTGGGCACCAAAGCCGAAGATCGAGGCACCCAAGCCCAAGCGTGCACCGGCACCCGCCGGCGATCGTCCATCTGTCATTGACGAATTCAACCGTTGCCACGATGTCACTGAGCTCCTGCGCGCCAATGGGTACCAGAAGAAGGGCAGTAAGTGGCTGTTCCCGGGTAGCTCCTCGGGGTTGCCAGGGATCACGGTGACCGACGACGGGCGAGTGTATTCGCACCACGCCGCCGATCCGCTGGCCAACGGTCACCAGAACGACGCATTCGAGGTTTACTGCCTGCTCGAGCACGGCGGAGACCACGGGCGGGCGGTCAAAGAGGCTGCCCGGATATTGGGCATGGAGATCAAGCGTGCAGTCCGTCCGCCTGAACCACCCGCGCTGGGCGAGCCATCTTCCCCGACCCCTTCTGTGGACAATGCGCCTGCGGACGAAGGCGAACCCCAGGGGGCTGCCGCATCCGAACCCGGGGGGCGGGGGGAGGGCCTTACAACTGATCAGGTCCTGCGCCGCTTCGCTCTGGTCGAGGGCACAACGCAAGTCTGGGATATCGACAAGGCGCGCACGCTCAAGAAGACCGCCTTCGAAGCGCTGGTCGGCAAGCCGCTGGCACGCGAATGGCTGGATAACACCGGCAAGAAGCTGATCGGTGGCGACCAGGTGAGCGAGTTCGAGAACGCCAAACGTCTGACCGGCAAGAAGGGCGGTGCACTCAGCATGTCGCCGGTGGAGCGCTACGTGTATATCGACGGCACAAAGGATGTCTGGGATCGCGAGAAGAAACGCCGGATCGCCGAGGGTGCGGTAAAAATGGCCCTCGGCGATGCCTACACCTTGTGGCTGAATAGTGTGGAGCGGCGGGTGGTCGACGTTGACCACATCGTGTTCGATCCGACCATGACCAAGGACCCCAGCCTCTACATCAACACGTTCGAGGGGCTGCCGCTCGAGCCGATCGACGATCCTGCGGCGTGCGCGAACTTGCGGTGGCTCATTCGGTTCCTCTGCAACGAAGACGAACTGGCCACGCAATGGCTGACTCGTTGGCTCGCCTACCCCCTGCAGCACCTCGGTGCCAAGATGGATACGGCGGTTCTGATGCACTCGACGATGGAGGGCTCAGGCAAAAGCCTCTTGTTCGCCGATGCGTTCGGGCGGTTGTACGGCCAATACGCCGCGACGGTGGGCCAGACACAGCTGGAGAGCAACTTCAACGCCTGGCAAAGCCGCAAGCTTTGGTCGGTCTTCGAGGAAGTTGTCAGCCGCGACCAGCGATATAACCAGGTGGGCAAGATCAAGCACCTGATCACCGGCAAGACCGTCAGAATGGAATCGAAGTTCATCAATGGCTGGGAAGAGGCGAACCACATGAATGCGGTTTTCCTCAGCAACGAGATCCTGCCGTGGCCCATCAGCGATAGCGATCGCCGAATGCTCGTTATGTGGCCGCTTGAGACTCTCCCGGTTGAGCGGCAGAAGGCAATCGGTCGAGAGCTGGCAGGTAACGGCGTTGCTGCGCTGTATGGCTGGCTGCTCTCGATTGACCTTGCAGACTTTGACCAGCGCACCAGGCCACCCAAGACCATGGCACGGGAACGGCTGGTCGCCCTGAGTCGGGCCAGTTGGCAGACGTTCATTCACCTCTGGCGGTTCGGCCAACTGGGTTCCAATCTCTGGGGCGCATGCCTGTCCAGCGACCTTTATGCGTTGTTCCTTGAGTGGTGCGGCCGAAACAAGGAGCACTCTCTCAGCCAGACGAAGTTCGCCGAGTTCATCAGCGCCGAGGTCCCTAAGACCCCGCGGGGAGTCCCTTGGACTGATGGGAATAACCGGCGGCACGGTGTGTTCTTCTTCCCTGACGACGACAGCGCTTCCCTCACCCCTTCGCTGAAAGCGGCCGATCTCGGCACGGCGGTCACCGCCTGGCGGGCAGCGGCCAAGCTCGGCGGCTGGAACGTGGACAACTGGGACCATGTCAAGGCGGTGGCCGCATGAGTCCGTTCAAGAGTGTGTTGGGTGTGCAGGGTTGTGTAGGGTCTGTTTTTCCAACCCAACACAGGTTCCATGCCCGTGTTTCGCAGGCGGGATCGCTGTTGTGCAGAGTGTGTAGGGTTTGTGCGCGCGTGCGCGCATGTGCATGTGTGTTGCCAATTGAAGCACCGGAAGCGGCGGAAAAATGCTATGCGAGCCCCGACAAAGCAAACACACCCTACACAGTCAACACAAATACTTCGAATGTGTTGATTTATAAGGGTTTTAGCTGTGTAGGGTTTGTGTTGGGTATGGGAAATTTTGTGCAGGGTGTGAATACTGGGGAGGTGTCGCTGTGATAAAGGAGATTGAGGGCCTGATGACCCATTGGGGAGAGCAGCGCAGAAGCCTGGGCCTGGCTAGCGGCGTTGGCAGCCAGATGGGCATGATCATGGAATGGAAGGGTTTGCCCCCGCGCGGCACTCCCAGCTCCCGTGTCCCCGGCGGCGGAATGGGTGTCGATCACATCACCAGCGAAATCGAGGCGGCGGTTGCGGAACTGAAGCGGCGTGACGAGCAGACACGCGGTCCGCGACTGGCAACTTTGGCTGTTGGCCGGTATGTCCAGGAGTTGAGTCGGCGTGAGCAGATGCGCGATGTCGGTATCCCGGAAGGCGCGGACAGGACCTACCGCAACTGGGTGACCGCGCTGCACCAGGAAGTGATGGCGATTCTGATCGTGCGCAGCGGCAGGAACCGCGCGGCAGCCAGAATGATGAGGTTTCAACTCACCTCGTCGCAGCCAAGGGCATGACCGCTCGTCGGGTCACTTTGTCGTATTGTGGTCAGATTGCGGCCACATTCGGGTCAGATTTGGACGTACCGAAAATGCCCCCTTTTCGGTTTTTCCGAACCCCGGTAGAAAGTCCCCACGATATGCGAGAACCGCCCAGGTAGATCGCGAAACGAGCACGGTGCTGTGCAGCTTCACCCGGCCACCCAAGGCCGTCACCAAACCCCGCCCCGGCGGGGTTTTTCATTTCCGGCGCTCGACAATGCAGACACGAATGAGCTCGGGCGAGCAGCTGGCACCAAACTGAATCCGGCCAATGCGCCGGCATTTTTCGTTCATGGGGAGTAGTCATGACAAGCGAGCAGCAGGCATTGGTGGACATGCCAATCTGGATGGTGATTGTTTTGTCCCTGGTCGGGGGAATTTCCGGCGAGATGTGGCGAGCTGATAAGGCAGGGATGCGGGGCTGGTCGCTGATCCGGCGTCTGGCATTGCGGTCGGGTGCCTGTGTGGTGTGCGGAGTGTCGAGCATGATGCTGCTCTACGCCGCCGGGGTGTCGGTGATCGCGGCGGGCGCAGCTGGATGTCTGACCGCCATGGCTGGTGCCGACGTCGCCATCGGCCTGTACGAGCGGTGGGCCGCGAAACGCCTGGGGGTTGACGAAATTCCGCCGGCCAGTGGTGAAAATGGGTAGCCGGGGTGTCAAAAAGTCGCCGGGGACCCTGCCAGCCTGGCGTGGACACGGGGTCGCAAACCCGCGGGATTCTGTTAGCCACTGGTTCACCAGCTTAGTGAACTGCGGTTAACCCAGTGAACACTTGGTGAACTGGACCATTTCATGACTGTTATCAGCAAATCGGATTTCGCGGCGAGGCGAGGCTGGGCGAAGTCCTACGTTTCCAAACTCGCCAAGCAAGACCGTCTGGTGCTGACCGATGACGGCAAGATCGATCTGGAGGCCACCGAGCGGCTGCTCGATGCGACTGCGGACCCCAGCAAGGCCGCTGTTGCTGCTCGACATGAAGAGGGCCGGGTAGAGCGCGACGTGCGTAGCGAGCTTTCGGTTGCCGTCGAAACACCTGCGGCGCCGCAATCAAACAATGTTCCAGATTTCCAAAAGGCCCGAGCGCATCGCGAGTATTACCTGGCGCAGTTGGCCGAGGCCGAGTTCCATAAGGTGCAGGGTGCTCTTGTGGATCGGGAGTCGGTGACAAATGCGGCCTTCGGTGCAGGTCGGATGTTGCGTGACCTGGTCTTTGGGCTATGCCCGCAGATCGCACCGCAGTTGGCGGCAATGACTGATCCATGGGAAGTCGAAAAGCACCTTGCCAGCGAGTTTCGTCGCGTATTCGAGGAAGCTGGACGCATGAGTTTTGCAGACCTGCAACAGGCACTAACTGAGAGTTAAACCTATGCCCGATGGATACGCAGATGGGGTAGAGGTGTACCACGAAGCGTATCTGCGGGGCCTCAAGCCTGACCCGGACCTCTGGATTGATCAGTGGGCCGATGAGTTCATGCGCATCCCGAAGGATACCGGCGCTGCCGAACCTGGCCAGTACCGCACCGCTCGTACGCCCTATGCCCGGGAGCCGATGCGCTGCCTTTCCCCAGCACATCCATGCAAGCGCGTCGTCACCATGGTGGCCTCGCAGTTGATGAAAACCCAGATCGCGCTCAACTGGATTGGCGGTCTGATCCATATGGCGCCGTCCAATATCCTGACGTTGCTGCCAAGCCTGGGCCTTGCCAAGCGGGTATCTTCACGTATCGGCAAGACCATCAAGGCCACGCCTGAGCTGCGCGATCGCGTTGCGGCAAGCCGCTCGCGCGACTCACGCAACACGATGGACACCAAGGAGTTCGAGGGCGGGTCGCTGTACGTGACGACGGCGGGCTCGGCGGCGAACTTGTCAGAGCTCTCCGCACGGTACATCTACGGTGATGAAGTCGACCGTTGGGAAGTCGATGTGGGCGAAGAGGGTGATCCCATCGAATTGGCGGAAACCCGTGGCAGTACATTCGGGCGCAACGCCAAGTTCTATTTCTCCAGCTCACCCACGATCAAAGGCGCGTCGCGAATCTCGGATCTGTTTGAGTCCAGCGATCAGCGTTATTACTTCGTACCGTGCCCCAGCTGCGGGCACATGCAAACCTTGGAATGGGAGCGGCTGCACTACTCGGCAGACTTCAGCATCGTGCACTACCAGTGCGCAGGTTCTGACTGCGATGTTTTGATCGAGGAGCACCACAAGGGCGAGATGCTCGCCGCTGGTGAGTGGCGGGCGACTGCGCTGGGCGACGGGGAGACTGTCGGCTTCAACCTCAACGCGCTGTATTCGCCACTGGGTTGGATGGACTGGCGATCGCTCGCCAAGCAGTTCGAGAAGGCCAAGAAAGCCCAGGCCAAAGGTGATCTCGAACCCATGCAGGTGTTCTACAACACCCGTCTGGCGAAGGTGTGGGACAGCGCGCAAGAGCAGACCAAAGCTGACGTGCTGATGGCACGTGCGCGACAAGAGCTTTATTCGCTTGGTTCGGTACCGCCTTGGGTGCTGATGATCACCGGTGCGGTCGACGTGCAAGCCAACCGCCTTGAGTTCATGGCGATGGGGTGGGGCGTCGGCATGGAGCGCTGGGTGCTCGATCACCAGGTCATTGCCGGTGATCCGGCAGACGATCGCACATGGGCTGCACTCGATGAGCTGCTGAAAACGCGCTACCGGCATCCCTCCGGCGTCGGCCTGGGCATTCTTGCGGTGGGTGTCGACTCCGGTGGTCACCACACGGATGAGGTCTATCAGTTCTGCCGCGTCCGTCGCTGGCGCAACATCTTTGCGCTCAAGGGTGCGAGCAAGCCGGGTAAGCCGGTGATCGCTCAGCGGCCCTCGATGGTCGATGTGACGTGGAAAGGCCAGACAGAGCGCGGGGGCGCTGAACTGTGGTTTGTCGGCACCGACACCGCGAAGGACTGGATCTATAACCGTTACCCCTTCGAAAGCGGCCCCGGGGCGCTGCACTTTGCCAACGACCTGCCGGACGACTTCTTCGCTCAGTGCGTCGCAGAACGCAAGGTGGCCCGTTATATCAGGGGCCACAAGCGTATCGAGTGGGTCAAAGGCAAAGCTGAACGCAATGAAGCGCTCGACCTGATGGTGTACAACCTGGCGATGGCGCACTACCTCGGTATAGCGCGTTACAAGGAGCATGAATGGGATCGCGTTCGCCAAGCGATCGCGCAATCGAGCCTGTTCGATGAAACCGTCGCGAAACCGAGTGAGCCCGCCATAAAACCCGCTGTGCAGCCCACCGTTGTTCCTGCAACTCAACCAGCGGCGGTCGCGGTTCCAGCTCCGGCCGCATCAACACCGCGACCTAATGCACCGCCACCCACCCGCCGCAGCTCATCCAGCGGCTATCTGAAGAGACGCTAAATGGCCTTTACCCAGAAGCACCTCGACGCGGTCGAGGCGGCGATCGCGCGCGGTGAGAAAACTGTGCGCTACACCGACCGAACCGTCGAATACCGCACCGTTGATGAACTGCTCAAGGCTCGCGAGGAGATTCGCCAATCCCTGGTCAGCTCGGTCACGCCCCGGTCGCGCGTGGTCCGGCTTTACCATGCAGGCAAGGGGGTCTGATGGCTCGTCATTACCCAACCCTCACACGTCACGGCTTCCTCCTCCCGTCCAACATCAAGGCCAGCTATGAGGGTGCTGGCGAAGGGCGGCGCTCAGCCGGCTGGGATGCGCCCGACAGCGGGGTGAATAGCCAGGTCATGCCTGCGTTGCGCAACCTTCGCAATCGTTCCCGTGCTGCAGTGCGCAATGACCCCTATGCCTTCAACGTTATCGACAAGCGGGTCAGCAACCTGATCGGCACTGGTATCAACCCCCGGCCCAAGACCGACGATCCGGTGCTGCGCAAGCTGCTGCAAGACCTGTGGGATGACTGGGTCGATGAATCGGATGCGGATGATCTGACTGATTTCTACGGCCAGCAGGCGCTGATTGCGCGAACGGTGGAAACGTCGGGGGAATGCTTTGTGCGTCTGCGGCCCCGAAGTCAGGACTTAGGGCTGGCGGTGCCCCTGCAACTGCAATGCTTGGCCCCTGAGTTCGTCCCTCACGACAAATTTGAGGTGACCAGCAACGGCAACGTCATCCGCGCCGGTATCGAGTTCACTCCCGCCGGCCAGCGGGCGGCGTACTGGATGTACAGATCGCACCCGCGCGACATGTCAGGGCTGAATGCGGGCTACAACCAATTGGTGCGTGTGCCTGCCAGCCAGGTGTTGCACATCTTCGAGCCCATCGAGCCGGGTCAGTTGCGTGGTGTGCCGCGCCTGTCGCCTGTTCTCAAGCGCTTGCGCAGTCTCGACAACTACGACGATGCGGTGCTGTTTCGGCAGGAGGTTGCGAACTTGTTCGCAGGCTTCATCAGCCGACCAGCGCCAGAAGCGGGGCAAACACCACGTGACCCAGTGACCGGTATGCCACTGACCATGGACGCCGACGGCTTCACGCCCATGGTCGCGCTTGAGCCCGGCACGATGCAGGAGCTGGGCCCGGGCGAAGAGGTTGAGTTCTCCAAGCCGCCGGATGCAGGCAACAACTATCCAGACTTCATGCGACAGCAACTGATGGCTGCGGCCGCCGGGACCGGAACCCCATACGAAATCCTGACCGGCGACATGCGCGAGATCAATGATCGTGCGCTGCGCGTGGTGCTCAACGAATTCCGCCGCCGGTTAGAGCAGCTTCAGTTCAGCGTGTACGTCCACCAGCTCTGCCGCCCCGTGCGCGCAGCGTGGATGGACATGGCGGTGCTCTCCGGCGCGGTGAGGTTGCCCGACTATTCACTGCGCCGTCGTGAGTACCTGCGCACGCGCTGGGTGCCCCAAGGCTGGGCCTACATTCAGCCCGTACAAGACGTGCAGGCGCGGCAGATGGAAGTCAACGCCGGATTCGCGTCTCGCAGCGAGATGGTGCTGCGAACGGGCTACGACGCTGAAACAGTCGATGCCGAAAACGCCGCTGATCTGCAGCGAGCCAAGGGGCTAGGCCTCAATTACAAAACCCTCGAAGCCGTCGAACAACCCGACGACAAGGAACAACCATGAGCAAGAAAGCCAAACCTCGCGTCTACAACGGAGCTGGGGAACTGGTCTCCGTGCAAGCCAAACACTGGTATCACCTGCAGGCTAGCGGCGAGGCCGAACAGAAAACCATTGAGGTCTACGTGTACGGCGAGATCGGCGGCTGGGGCATCACGGCCAGCCAGTTCGTGCGCGACCTCAAGGCGCTGGACGATGGCGTCACGCCGGTCGTTGCCGCGTTCAATAGCGTGGGCGGCGACCTGTTCGAAGGCCTGGCCATTCACAACGCGCTGGCTCGACTGGGTGAGCGTTGCACGGGGCGCGTCGATGCGCTCGCGGCCAGTGCGGCCAGCGTGGCGATCTGCGGTGCGCACAAGGTGGTCATGGCATCGAACTCGATGCTGATGATCCACAACCCGTACACCTGGACCAGCGGCGATGCGGAAGACTTGCGGCGCGTAGCGGACGTCCTCGACCAAACCCTTGAGGCCATCATCGCCGCGTACAAGGCCAAGGCTCCGAACATCGATGAGGCTGAGCTGCGTCGGCTGGTCAACGCAGAGACCTGGCTCACGGCGGCGGAAGCTGTAGAGCTGGGGCTTGCTGACGAAGTCGGTGACGGCGTCAAGGTTCAGGCCTGCCTCGGCGAAGGGGGAGTGCTTCAGCGGTTCCAAAACGCTCCGCCGGATCTGCTGGCTCAGTTGGAAGCGGATGAAGAACCACCAGTCGAGCCCAAGCCTGAAGATCCACCTGCGCCAGTCGTGAACTCGACGAAGCTCGCGCTGCTGATCACCCAGAGCTGTACCCAGGCAGGTATCAGCAACTTGATCGAGCCATTGATCGTGTCCACCAAGTTGGCAGACGAAGCCACGGTGCAAGCTGCAATCGCCCAGGCCAAAGCCGTGCGTGATCTGTGTGTCGCTGCTCGGTTGCCGGAGTCCACGCTTGAGTTCGTGAGCGCAGGTCTCGACGAAAACGCGGTACGTGCACGGTTGTTCGCAAAGATCACCGGCAGCGGCGGTTTTGAAATCAACAACAGCTTGCCACTTGAGCCCGACAAGGTGATTCAAGCAAATGCCAAGCAGCCCAACCCCGGCGGCATCTACGCCGCCCGTAAACACCACACTTCATCTGCAAGAGGAACAGGTCGATGACCATCAAGAAAGAGCCGATCCACGCGGGTGAATTCCTGCTGTCCGAAGGCGCCGGTCAGATTTCCCGCGACGCGATCAACGTGGCGGCGGGTGCCGCTTTGTATCCCGGCCAGATTCTCGGGCTGGTGACTGCTACCGGCGAGTTTGCACCGTATGCACCGACTGCGGAAGACGGCACTGAAAACGCTGTGTGCATCTTGTACGGCCCGCTGGGGGAATCCGAAATCGTACGCCGTGGGCGCGCCGTGACGCGGCTGGCGGAAGTCAGCGAGGCGCACCTCACCGGGCTGGACCTCGATGCAGAAAAGGCGCTCGCGGCCAAAAACATCATCGTTCGCTGAGGCGAATTAGCACTCATCCCACCCCGCCTATGCGGGGTTTTTCATTTCTGGAGTGACCCATGGCTGATATTGCCATTTTTGACGACGAAGCTTTCAACGTCGCCACCCTGACTGCCGCAATCAATGAGCAGGAGTACGTCCCCGGCCGCATCGGTGCACTCGGCTTGTTCGAAGAGGAAGGCGTCACCACGCTGACCGTGCAGATCGAGAAGGACGGCGACAACCTCGCGCTGGTACCTGCCGGTGAGCGTGGCGTATCTGGCCTGGTGGTGGGGGGCAGCAAGCGCATCCTCATCCCCTTCAACACCGTCCATCTGCCGCAGCGTTTTGCGATCAAGGCAGATGAAATTCAGGGCATCCGCGCCTTTGGCACCCTGACAGAGCTGCAGGCTGTGCAGGATGTGGTGAACAAGCGGTTGGCAAAGGCGCGCCGTCAACTGGACGCGACGCACGAATTCCAGCGCATGGGCGCAATCAAGGGCCAGGTACTGGACGCTGACGGCACCACGGTTCTGCTCGATATCTACGCGCGTTTCGGTGTGCAGAAACAGGAGCATTCGATGGGGTTGACCGACCCAGAACGCAACGTGCAAGTGGAGTGTGTCGAAGCGCTGGACATGCAAGAGGATGCACTGGGCAGCATTACAAGCAGTGGATCTCGGGCGTTCTGCGGTAAGACGTTCTGGAGCAAGCTGATCTCTCACCCGTCGGTGGTCGAGACTTACAAGGGTACCCAACAGGCAGCAGCGTTGCGCGGCGACGGCCGCGAATCGTTCGACTTCGGTGGCATCACCTGGGAGCGTTATCGCGGCAAGGTCGCCGGTGTAGCGTTTATCGCTGACGATGAAGCGCGCCTGGTTCCCGAGGGTGTTCCCGACCTGTTTATCTCGGCGTTCGCCCCTGCGGACTATATGGAAACCGTCAATACGCTGGGTATCCCGTACTACAGCAAGCTTGAACCCATGCAATTTGGCAAAGGCGTCGCCGGTGAGGCTCAGTCGAACCCACTGCACCTTTGCACCCGTCCTCGTGCTGTCATCCGCCTGAAGCTCTGATCGTGGGCTTTCGCGATTTGGTCGCTGAGGTCGACAACGCGGTGTTCGAAACGCTGGGTGACAGCGGTGTCATCGAAGGGCGGCCCGTGTTGGGCATGTTCTCCGCGCCCTGGCTGCAGCCATCTGTTGGACGGTTGAACACGGGTCTACGCGAGCCGCACTTCGTTATTCGGGTTTCAGACGCGGAAGGCGTCGATCAGCAGCAAAGCGTCACCATCGCCTTGCCCACTCTTGACGGTGGTGGTGACTACACCATCGTCAGGTTGGAGCCGGACGGCGCCGGTCAGGTCGCTTTGGTTCTGAGGAAAAAGCCATGAGCGTTGGGTCGTTTTATAAATCGTCGGCTGGCGGAGGCATGATCACGATCATGCCCTCGGCCGCAGACCTTCAGGCGCTAACGGACTTCGCCAAGCTGGTTCCGAAGGCCGCTGCAGCTGCTCAGCGTCGAGCAATAAATAAGACGCTGGGCTGGCTGCGTACTCACATTGCGCGCGATGTGGGTAGGCAGGAAGGGATTGCGATGCGTGCCGTTCGTCAGCGCCTGAGGGCCTACTCGGTCAAAGGCAGCAGCACCCGGGGCAAGCTCTGGTTCGGGCTCAACGCGCTGGAGGCGAGCCGTACTGGGCGACCTCGGCAGACTCAAGCAGGCGTTTCGGTGGGGCGGCGTCGCTATGCGGGCGCGTTCTTCAAGAAGGTTTATGGCAACGGTCCCGATATCTGGATTCGCACAGCCAGTAAACAATTCAAAGCGAGCGACTATCCCGACAGTGAGGTTTCGCGAGCGACTGGTGTCAGCTCGGGCTGGATTGCGGAAAACGATAGCCGTTTCCCGTTGGCTAAGGCCAAGGTGTCTATCGAGGATGCGAGGTCACACTTCGAAACCTGGACGCGGCGCGCCGATCAGCGCTTGCTTGAGATTCTCAAGCAGGAACTGAACTACGAGCTGCAGAAGTACATGCGAGGTAGCACCCGTGGATGAGGAAGATCTGACGCTGGAGCTTTTCTACAGCACTGTCGAGCACCGTATCCGGGACCAGTTTCCGGCTCTGCGGACGGTTGCGACCTGGCCCGATATTCGCGATCACGTTTCGCTACCGGCACTGTTTCTGGAGATCGCAGAGTTCGAGCCCGGCACTGACCCTGGCACCGGGCGCGTTGGGCTGGAATGTCGGCTGGAGGCCTACATCATCCTGGCTTCCGAGGAGCCCCGGTGCCGACACATGGCTGCGCAGATGGCAACCCAGCTGATTGTCCTGCTGCGCGCTCAATACTGGGGCCTGCCAGACGTTGATGCCGCTGAGTTTGTACAATCTGGCCCCGATTGGACCAAGCCCGAGTTGGATGGTTACACCGTCTGGAAGGTTGAATGGACTCAGCAGATCTACCTGGGTGAGGAGCAATGGACGTGGGATGACGGGGCCCACGAACTGATCTGGAATGTCGACGTGGTGGCCGGATGAGCAGGGAAGCGTTGGCAGAGCATGACCGCATGATCGGCGCCATGGTGATGCCCTGTCATGTCGTTGCTGTCGACACCGTGGCGGCCATGGTGCGCGTGGACTCACGGGGCTGGGTCAGCCCGTGGGTTCGCTGGCACAGCCAGGCCGCCGGCAAGGCACGGCACTGGCGAGCGCCGAGCATCAATGAAATGGGCACGCTGATTTGCCCTCATGGCCAGCCTGAACTGGGCCGCTATGTCGGCGGCCTGTACGGCGATGCCTTCGGCCAGCCCGACAACCGCGACCATGTGGAGGTCTGGCGCTTCGACGATGGCGGTTCGCTGGTCTACGACTGGGAGGCGAACACCTACGACATCACTCTGCCCACTGGTACCGGGACTATCAGGGTGGGTGGCTCGACGTTTACCGTTACGGATAACGAGGTGTCGGTGGTGTCGCGGGACATCAACCTGCAGGGCAACACCAAGATCGATGGCCCGTTACTGGTAACGGGTGATGTGACCGGTATGGGCTCGATCATGGACGCCAAGGGCAACTCGGCGAATCACAAGCATTGAGGTGGAGATGGATAACGAATCCAAGGCTTTGGCGGGTATGTCGACGCCTGAGATTTCCCGAATGATAGGCATGCAGATTGAGCGTCAATTCGACGCTTATCGAATGCTAACGTTTTGGAAGAACCTCTTGGCGAGCCCGACTCCGCCGGAGGTCATCGCTCACGCGATCTGCAACGAATTGAGTTATGGCAAGTACGCCCGCGCGCTGCCGGCGGGGCGGCCGATCATGCTCACGGTCAATATCGAGGGAGCTGCAGCGGACATCGATACCGCCGCGCTCGTCGAGAAGGTTCGGCAGGCCATACCTTAGCGTCACTTGATATTCAACAGCCCGCGCCGTGCGGGCTTTTTCATGCCTGGAGAAAGTGCAATGACGAGCAAGAAAACGGACACGCAAGCCGCGGATGAAGCCGCGCCAGAAGCCGTCAAGGTTGAGGTGCTGGTGGTGGCCCCGAGTCACCCGGTCTACCGCGACAAGGTTTACACCTCGCGAACCCTGGTCCTGGCCAGCGGCGCGACCCATAAGGTCATCGCCGGCAAGGTGACGGCGGACACCGACGAGCTGCTGTCTTTCGTCTCGGCTCACGAGGAATTCGTCCTGCAGGAGTAACGCCCGATGATCGGAATGGATCGTGTCACCGGCAAGCCGCTGACCGGCCTCGATCACCTCTGGCAGTCCATCGGCGACATCCTGTCGACGCCGCTGGGATCACGCCGCATGCGGCCCGACTACGGGTCTACCCTTCGCCGCTTCGTCGACCTGCCCGTCACTGAGGGCTGGAAGGGCGCCGTTCAGGCCGAAGCCGCCCGGGCGCTCGGGCGGTGGGAGCCTCGGGTGGATCTGTCCAGCGTCCGGGTGGTCGCCGTGCTGGGCGGAAAAATCACCTTCAAGCTCGCTGTGGAGTACCTGGGCGAGCGCGACATCCGGGAGGTGTCCGTATGAACATCGTTGACCTTTCGGCGCTATCGGCGCCGGACGTGGTGGAGGTGCTGGACTTCGAGGACATTTACGAAGACCAGATGACCAGTTTTCAGCAACTGATGGGCGAGAATTTCAGCGCGCCATTGGAGAGTGATCCGGCGGTCAAACTGCTCGAGGTGGGCGCCTATCGCAAGATGGGCAATCGGGCCCGGGTAAACGATGCGGCCAAGGCGTTGTTACTGGCCTTTGCCAAAGGGGCGGACCTTGAACACATCGCGTCGCGTGTCAATCTGCAGCGCCTGGTGGTACAGGCCGAGGACCTGACCACCGTACCTCCCACGGCAGAGGTGATGGAGGAGGACGACGCCCTTCGCGAGCGCATCCAGATGCGCTGGGAAGGGCTGACCACGGCTGGGCCGCGTAACAGCTACATCCTGCACGCGCGCAACGCCTCGGCGCTGGTGGCCGATGCGATGGCGGTCAGTCCATCGCCCTGTGTCGCCGTGGTGATCGTGCAGCAGCTGACGGGCATGGGCGAGGCAGATCCGGCGTTGCTGGATCTGGTTAAGACGTACCTGAGCGACGAGGACATCCGGCCGGTCGGCGACCGTTTGAGTGTCGTCGGTGCCGAGGTCTTGCCGTACAGCATCAACGCGGTGATTCACTTCAACGGCACCGGCTCGGAAAACGAGGCGATTCTGGCCGAGTGCCAGGCACGCCTGGCCAAGTGGATCAATCCGCGTCGGCGTCTGGGTGTCGAGGTGGCCCGCTCGGCGATTGATGCGCAACTGCACATCGAGGGCGTGCGCCGTGTCGAGCTGGTGGGGTGGCAGGACATCATGCCGACCGCCTATCAAGCGGCCTATTGCACGGGCTACAGCGTGACGCCGGGGGCCTGACATGAGCAGCCTTCTGCCTCACAACAGCACGCCTCTGGAGCGGGCAATAGAGGCCGTAACGGACGAGGTGACGCCTGTTCCGTTGCGGGATCTGCACGACCCCGACACCTGTCCGGTCAACGTGCTGCCGTATCTGGCGTGGGAATCCTCGGTGGACCGCTGGGACCCGAAATGGCCGGAAGCCGCCAAACGCGCGGCCATTCGCTCGTCGTTCTACATCCATGCACACAAGGGAACCATCGGCGCGCTGCGCCGCGTGGTCGAGCCCCTGGGCTACCTGATCGAGGTGCTGGAGTGGTGGCAGAAAGTACCCGAAGGCCCAGCCGGTACGTTTGAGCTGAAAGTGGGGGTGCTGGACACCGGCATCACCGAAGAAATGTACGAGGAACTGACGTGGCTGATTGACGACGCCAAGCCCCTGACCCGGCATCTGACGGGGCTGGCCATCAGCCTTGAAACCGCTGGCACGCTCGGCTTTTCAGCATGCGTGTACGACGGCGAAGAAATCGACATCTACCCACCCGAGCCCCGCGATATCGAAGTGTCAGGGCGCATCGACTTTAGCGGTCGCGAAATCACGATAGACGAACTGGATATCTACTGATGGTTAACCAAAACTCGCTGTTCTTTGCCACGCTGACGAACGTCGGATTGGCAAAACAGGCGAACGCTGATGCCCTGGGCGTTCCCTGGAAACTGGCTCAAATGGGGGTCGGTGACGCGAACGACACCGATCCCATTCCGGACATCAAGCAGACCAAGCTAATCAACGAGTGGCGTCGAGCGCCGCTGAATCAGGTCAAGGTCGACCCCAGTAACGCCGCGATCATCATCGCCGAGCAGGTGATTCCTGCAGACGTGGGCGGCAAGTGGGTTCGTGAAATCGGCCTGTACGACGTGGACGGCGACCTGGTCGCGGTGGCCAACTGCGCACCAACGTTCAAGCCGTTGCTGGCTCAGGGGTCCGGCCGTACCCAGGTAATTCGGATCAACCTGCAGGTGAGCAACACCAGCAACGTCGAGCTGAAAATTGACCCGTCGGTGGTCCTGGCAACGCGCACGTATGTGGACGACAAGTTTTCAAAGGTCATTGAGGTATACGCGCAAGCCAACCCCTATGACGGCACGGCAGGGAAGCTCGCCAAGGTGGGGTACATGGGCTGGGGTTCCAGCTACGCCAGCGGGCCTAAATACGCCGCGAGCCTGAACGACGATCAGGCGCTGCTGAGCGGCTTGTACCGGTACGACGCAGCCAGCGTCGGCAAGGCGGGCTTCGGTAGTGGCAACGGCGGCGTGTTACACGAATCCTTAATCGCAGTCGGCGGCAACAACTGGGGCACCCAGTTGGCAATCGATTACAACATTGACGCCATTGGTTTTCGCAGACGTTCCGGGGCCCAGGGCTGGCAGCCTTGGGTCGAGATCTGGCACAAGAACAATCTGCAACCCGCGACGCAGGAACAGGCCAACGCGGGCACGGATGACAGCTTTTTCATCACGGCTAAAAAGCTGACCGGCGCTATCGTGGCCCTGATCATTCAGGCCACTGAAACCGTCCGGGGCATTGCAAAAATCGCTACGCAGGCGCTGGTCGACGCGGGTGCGGACGCCTCAACCATCGTCACGCCAAAAACGCTCGAAGGGCGCACGCAGTCGAATGCGTATGACGCGACTACGGGAAAACTGCAAAAGGTCGGCAGCTTCGGCTGGGGATCGTCCTATACCAACGGCCCGCAGTTAGTAACGAGTCTGAACAACGCGCAGGTGACATACAGCGGGCTGTACCGGTTCAACGGCGACACGGTCGGAAAGCCTGATTTTGGCGGTGGTTTCGGTAGCGCTCTGCAATCCTCGCTGAGCGATGCCGGTGGTAACTGGGGTACCCAGTTGGCCATCGACTACACGACGGACACCATCGGCTTTCGACGTCTGTCGAACACGACCTGGCAACCCTGGATCGAGATCTGGCACAAGGGGAATCTGCCAAAGGCCACTCAGACCCAGGCGAATACCGGCACGGATGACACCGCGTTTATCACGTCCAAGACACTGACCGGCACCATTTCTGCGTTGGTCATTCAGGCCACCGAGGCGATTCGAGGGACGGCGAAGGTTGCGGCGCAGACGGATCTGACGGACGGAACTGACGATACAAAGTTCGTCACGGCAAAAAAGCTGGTGACGTGGTTTGCAACAAAGGTGGCCACCTACACGGTGGCGGGTATCGCTGCGTTCGCTACCGCTGCAGAGGTGGTAACGGGCACCTCAGAAACGAAGATGGTCAACCCGGCGGTGCTCCGTTCCGGGTTCACCATCCTCAAGGCTGCCAATGGATACATCGTCTTTCCGGTCTGGCTGGGTGGTTTCGTTATCCAGTGGGGCACCTCGACCATTGCTGCCGCGACAACGAGTGTTGCCTACACACTGACGTTTCCGACCTCGGCGGCGGTGACGGTTTCCACATCAAGAAACCTGACTGCGGGGCTGGACGGCGTGGAGCTGTCGCCAGTGGATCGGGCGGGTTTCTCCGCCGTCATCGTGTCCGCGAGTGGATCGGCGACACAGACAGCGGGCACATTTGGTTGGATATCTCTCGGGTGGTAATGGGTAATGGCATTTTTCGTAACCTTTGATGCAGACGGCAGGCTTGCGACGCGCTTGATCAAGGGCGTGCATTCGATTCCGAAAGATGCAACGCAGGTCGATGAGGATACGTGGTATCGCATCACGCAAGAGACCGATGGTATCTGGTCGCGGGCGGCCAGCGGTGAGGTGGTCAAGCGTTCCTTCGAGGTCGACCCTCAAGAGCAGGCGGCCCGGGAAATGGCGGCTGAGCGAGTGTGGCGCAACGCCGAGATCGCACGGGTGTCGTGGCTGCGGGATCGTCATCGCGACGAACTGGATCTGAACAAGGCCACGTCACTGTCTGGCGATCAGTTCGCTGAGCTGCTGACCTACATGCAAGCGCTTCGCGACTGGCCGGAAAGTGGGGCGTTTCCCGCAACCGATGGTCGACCGCAACCGCCTGGCTGGATCGCTGACCAGTCTCAATAACGCTCCGCACTGACGAGGCTTTTGTTTTCTCGTTACGCGTAACACGGTTTTCCCTAATGGCCCCGTTCTCGGGGCTTTTTCGTTTCTGGAGAAAAGCATGTCTTCAACCGATTTCTTTCACGGTGTCACGGTCACGAACCTGGACATCGGCGCGCGCACCATTTCCCTGCCGTCATCCTCGATCATCGGGTTGTGTGACGTATTCACGCCTGGCCCGGGTGTCGGCGGCACGCCGGAAGCGGCCGACAACGAGCTGCGCATGATTACCCGCCTACCTGAGGCGGTGGCCGCGTGGGGTGCGTCAGCGCCCATCACCAAGGCCTGCGAGGCGATTTTCAATCGCTCCAAGGCGGTGATCGTTGCCTGTGGCGTGGCCGTCAAAGCCGATGCGGCCGCGCAGACCTCGGCGATCATCGGCGGAGTGCTGGCCAATGGCACGCGTACTGGCCTGCAGGCGCTGCTGGACGGTAAAAGCCGCTTCAACGCCCAGCCGCGTCTGCTGATCGCGCCCAAGCATTCGGCCACCCTGGCCGTGGCCACCGCCATGGATGGGCTGGCCGCCAAGCTGCGAGCCATTGCCATCGTTGATGGCCCGGGCACCACTGACGAGGCTGCACTGGATTACCGCGATAACTTCGGCAGCAAGCGGGTGTTTCTCGTCGATCCGGGTGTGCAGTACTGGGACACCGGCAGCAATGACACGGTCAACGCGCCGGCCTCGGCCTGGACGGCGGGTTTGTTCGCCTGGACCGATAACGAATACGGCTTCTGGGCTTCGCCGTCGAACAAGGAGTTCGTGGGCGTCACGGGTACCACCCGCCAGGTGGAGTTTCTGGACGGCGACGCAACCTGCCGGGCCAACCTGCTCAACGCAGCGAACATCACCACCATCATTCGCGATGACGGCTACCGCCTGTGGGGCAATCGTACCTGTTCCAGCGATGCGAAATGGTCGTTCGTCACCCGGGTGCGGACCATGGACATGGTCATGGACGCGATCATGTACGGCAACAAGTGGGCGGTCGACCGGGGCATTACCAAGACCTACGTCAAGGACGTGACCGAGAGCCTGCAAAATTTCATGCGCGACCTGAAAAATCAGGGCGCGGTGATCAACTTTGAGGTTTACCCGGACCCGGATCGCAACACGGCCAGCCAGTTGGCCGAGGGCAAGGTGTACTGGGTGATTCGCTTCACCGACGTGCCGCCTGCCGAAAACCCGAATTTCCTCGTGGAGGTCACCGACCAGTGGCTGACCGAAGTTCTCGATAACGCCGCATAAGGGGCTGCTCAATGATTCCGCAAACGCTTTTCAACCTGAACATGTTCGTCGACGGCGTGAGCTTCGCCGGCGACGTTCCCGAGCTGTCCCTGCCGAAAGTCACCGTCAAGACCGATTCCTATCGGGGCGGCGGCATGGATGGCGAAATCGAGGTGGACATGGGACTGGAGAAGATGGAGTCCAGTTTCAGCACCAACGGTGTGCGCAAGGAGGCCATGAAGTTCTTCGGCCTGGCGGACGGCACGTCTTTCAACGCGGCTTATCGGGGCTCCTTCAAAGAGCAGAAGGGCCGGTTTGTCGGTGTGATTGCGACGATTCGCGGCATGCTCAAAGAGCTGGATCCGGGCAGCTGGAAGCCGGGCGACAAGGCCGAGTTCAAATACTCGATTGCCGTCTCCTACTACAAGCTTGAGATCGATGGCGTGGTTATCTACGAGATCGATCCGGTCAATTCGGTGCGGGTGATCAACGGTGTTGATCAACTGCAGCAAGTCCGCAGCCAACTGGGCCTTTAAGGAGTCGCCATGGAACCCTTGAAAAATGAGCAGAAAGGCAGCCCGTTGCCGAGCTGGTTGACCGTCACTGATGACGGTGTGGCGGTCAAGCTCTCCAAGCCCATCACGGTGCAGGAGGTGCGCACCGAAAGGCTGGCCATGAGTTCGCCAACTGTGCGAATCCTGCGGACGTGTCAGAAGGCTCACCCGGGTGATGAGGTGGCGGTGGACGCCATGCTGTTTGCCAGCCTTGCCCAGATCACCGTCGAGGACATTCAGAACCTCACGCTCAAGGATTATGAGCGCGTCAAGGCGGGCTATTTTCGCATGGTCGACGAGGACGAGCTTTAATCCGGCGCTGATGCGCCAGGTGGCCAAGCGCTTGTCCAGAGAGACGGGTTTCTCCCTGGACGAGATTGAAAACATGCCGCTGTCCGACATGCTGTGGTGGCTCACTGAGTGAGCCGCTGCCGCCCTCGGGCGTGTGCGCAAGGGGCAACAGATGGCGAGAGAACTAGCACTCGGCCTCGTAATTGGTGGGGCCGTCAGCAAAACCGTGGGCGTCGCCTTCCAGGACGTTGAGAACCGGGTCAAAAAGCTGGAATCCACGGCCAGCAGAGCGCGAGTCCTGCAAAACCTCATCGGTGACACACGCAAGCTCCAGGACGAGTGGCGCAAAGCGCATACCACCGGCGCTGCGACGGCTGAAACCCTACGGCGAAAGCTGGATGCGAATCTCGACAGTCTTCGCCGGCAGGGCGTCGAGGTGCGCAATCTTGGGCGTGCTTATGAGCAGGCAGGGCGCAAGGCTCGGGCAGCTGATTTGAAGTCGACCGGACAGGCGCAGCTCAAGGCCGGAGGCGCGGGGCTTCGCAATACCGCACTGGCCAGCACGGGAGCCGCTGCGGCCACGATGATTGCACCGACCAAGGTCAGCGCCGAATACAACGCCATGATTCGTGACATCGCGATCAAGGGCGGCATCGCCGGCACGGCCGAGGAACGGCAGATGTCCACGGACATCGTGCAGACATCTCGCGATACCGGCTTGAAGCGCAACGAAGTGGCCGACATCGTCAATGCCCTGGTCGGTGCCGGCATGGACCTGAAACAGGCCATGCAATACGCGCCGGTCGCGGCGAAATTCGTGGTGGGGCAAGGTGCTGAAGGTACCGACACGGCGCGGATGATCAACGCCTTGGGCAAGAACGCCAAGATCACCGACCCGGCGGACATGCAAAAGGCGCTGGAGGCCATCGCCTATCAAGGGCAGGCGGGCAGCTTCGAGGCCAGCGACATGGCCAAGTGGTTCCCGGATCTGCTGAGCCAGATGGCAAACATGGGTATCACCGGCACCGAGGCCGTGCGTGAGCTGGGTTCAATGCTGCAGGTGCAGATGAACTCGGCCGGCAGTGCCGACGAGGCCGCGAACAACCTGAAAAACTGGTTCTCCAAGATCGGATCGGGCGACACCGTCAAGGCCTACAAAGATGCCGGCATCGATTACGCCGCGTCGATGAAGACTGGGCTGGCCAAGGGCAAATCAACGCTGGAATCCAGCTTTGAGCTGGCGCAGCGCTACGTCGAGGCGACAGACCCGGCCAAGGCCAAGGCGATGCAGGAGGCGCTGGCGAAGATCAGCAAGGAATCCGACCCGGCCAAGGTCAAGCAGATGATGACCGCGTTCGAGGCGTCGATGCGCACGGGCGACCTGTTTGCCGACATGCAGGTCAAGGCCGCGCTGACGGCCTACATGCAAGGCAAAAAGCAGTATCAGGACCTAAAGGCCGAATCGGCAAACGCTGGCGGAATCCTCGAAAAGAACCTTGCCGAGCGACGCGAAACGTCGGATCAGATGTGGAAGGAAGCGGCGCAGTCGATGGATGATGCGCTGCGCAGCGCGGGGGATGCCATGCGCCCGGTCACTGACAAGGTGGCCAGCAGTGTGGCGAGCGTGGGGCAGAGCCTGTCAGAGCTGGCCGACAAGTCACCCAGGCTGGTGACGGGCCTGTTGGGTGTCGGTGCGGCGATTGCGACGGCTGCAGCGGCTTACAGCACGTTCAAGATCGGCAAGGGGTTGATGAACATCGGGCGCGGCACGCTGATGGGCAATCCCGACGTCGTGCAAAAGGTTCATGTGGTCAACAGCTTGGGCGGTGGTCCAGATCTGGGCGGTGGAGGCGGGGCGGGTGCTCGATCACGTCGCCGGCGGGGCTTCTGGCGCCGAGGTCCTGCCAGCAATGCGGCAGGTGGCTCGACAGGGGCGGACAAGCCGCGTATGCGGGTGTACGCCGGGGCAACGTCCAAAGAAAAACCGCGCATGCGGGTGTATCCCGGCGGCGGGCCTGCAGAGGCTCCTAAATCGCTCAGTCGCTGGGTGCCGCCCACGGAAACGCCACGGCCTTCGATCATGCCGGGGCCGTCCGGTATGGCGGGAGCGCCCGTGGCCTCTCTGGTACCGACCGGCACCCGGCCGGCCATGGCCCTGCATGCGGGGCGTTCCGAAGGCAAGGGCGGCTTGGCGGGCACGCTGTTTGATGCCGCGGTCAATGCCAAGGAAGTGTTCGACAAGGCCGAGACGCAGGACGAAAAAGCCGAGGGTTACGGATCTGTCGCCGGTTCGGCGGCGGGCACGCTGGCCGGCGCCGCTGCAGGCGCTGCCATTGGTTCGGTGGTGCCGATCATCGGTACGGCTATCGGCGGGGCCATTGGCGCCTGGCTGGGCAGCCAGGGCGGCAGCGCGCTGGGTGGATTCCTGGGAAAGTCGCTGTTCGGCGGTTCCGATGAGGCGGTGGCCAGTAAGGCCGTTACGGATAACGCGACGGCCTCCGCGCCGAACCTCGATGAGGTTTCCAAGTCATTGAGCGCGGCCGACACCAAGGCCTCGACCGCGACGCTGGTGCAGGCGGTCAAGGACGGGCCTGAGGAAAAGAAACAGCCGCCTAAGCTGGAACAGACCATCACGCTGTCGCCGTCGATCAGTGTCGTCGTGCAGGGTGATGCCAAGGATCCGCGCGAGCTGGTCAACCAGATGATGCCGGAGATTCAGCGGCAACTGACCGAGTTAGGGCAGCAGGTGGCGCGGCGCGAAATGACTGATCAGACGGTTTTTTAAGGGGGGTTACATGGCGTACATGGAAAGCCTGCAGTCGGGGCTCAAATCCCTGGTGCAGGCGGGGGAGGCTGGCCGCAAGGACGTGGACAGCATGCTGGGCCCCGTCAATGGGGCCATCGGCGAAATCAGCGGCGCTGCCAGTGAGCTGGAGGGCATTCCGTTTGTAGGTCCGGCCATTGGTGCCAAGCTGCAGCGGATCACCGGGGCGATCAGCATGGCGCAGTCCAAGGTCGGGCAGGTGGTGTCGGCCTACGGCAAGGCTACCCGCATTGCGGCCGAGGTGCAGGACCGGGTGCAAGTGCTGGGCGAGCAGGCCGAGCGCGCCAAGACGGTAGTCAACAAGCTGGCCGCCAAGGTCAGCCCGGGGTCTGAGCCGATCTTTTCCACGGCCAGCCTGGCGCCCGATGCGACGCCGGCGCCGGAGGCGGTGAAGCCATTCCCCCACCTGCTGATCATGCAGCCGCTGCAGCCGAACTCGCAGCCGTATTACTTCAACCTTGATACGGCTGCCTTCGACGAGCTGAGTCGGTCGACGGCGTTCCGCTGGGCATCACAAGAGCGCCTGACGCGGCGCCCCGCCCAGCAGGCTGTGGGGGTTGGTGAGGAAAAACTCACGCTCAAGGGCTCAATCTTCCCGCATTTTCGGGGCGGCCTGAAACAGATCGACACCCTGCGCAGCATCGGCCTGCAGTTGCAACCACTGATTCTGACCACGGGTTACGGCGAGGTACTGGGTAACTGGTGCCTGCTTAACATCAACGAAGATCAAAGCACGCTGCTGCAGGGCGGCATCCCGCGCAAGCAGGCGTTCACTCTGGAGTTTGTGCGCTATGGCGATGACATGCAGAACATCTGACGGCGACCTGCTGGACACCATCTGTCATCACTATTACGGCCATCTGGACGGCACGGTCGAGGCGGTTCTGGCGGCCAATCAGGGGCTGGCGGATGAGGCCCAGCCCTATCGGGCCGGGATTCTGATCCGGCTTCCTGACATCGAGTCGACTGTGGAAGAAGTCATCACCCTCTGGGATTGATCGGCAAACCTCGGGCGATCTGTCCGCTCGCTTTTACCTACATCTTTTTTTGCGGCGCAGGTGGCGCGGCCTCCCGGGGCCGTGCGGATCTGCGGTGGCCGTCTGGTGATCCCATGAAACCTGTGTATCGCATTGTCGCCAATAACGTCGACATCACGGCCGTACTCAACGATCGCATGCTGATGATCCGCACCATCGACAAGCCTGGTGCCAGTTCGGATGACTTCGAGTTGCGCATCGATGATCGAGACGGTGTGGTCACGCTACCCAAACGTGGTGCCAAGATGGAGGTTTATCTGGGGTATGAGGGCGAGAAGCTGGCCCTGATGGGCAAGTACACCGTCGACGAGGTCGAGGTGTCAGGCCCGCCCAGCACGATTGTGGTCCGCAGCAAGTCCAGCGACACCCGAAGCAGCGCCAAGACCACGCGCAGCGGCAGTTGGGAAGGCGTCAGCCTGGCCAGCATCGTGTCGGATATTGCGGCCCGCAACGGCTGGACACCCGAATGCACGGTGCAAACCCTTGTACCGCGTGCCGACCAGCTTAACGAGTCGGACCTCAGTTTCATCACGCGCTTGGCCAAGCAGCACGACTGTACGGCGAAAGTCGCGGACAACAAGCTGATTGTTCTGCCCCGCCAAGGGGGTCTCAGTGCCAGCGGCCGCACGCTTCCCGTGATCGTGATCCGGCCCAGCGACGTGTCGCGTTGGCAGTTCCGGCTGGGTGATGACAACGTCAGGAAGGCGGTTCGAGCGGCGCATGCTGACAAGAAAGGCAACCTGATCACCGTCCAGCTCGACAATGACGACAGCGTTGACGGCCTGCCACCGATCCACACAGACCGGCACATCCACCCGAACAAGAGCGCGGCCGAGGCGGCGGCGAAGGCCCGGTTGGCCGGTTTTAACCGGTCCACGGCCGGGGTCAGAATGGAAATGCCCGGGCGAACGGATCTGTTCGCCGAGCGTGAGATTGATGCCCAGGGTTTCAAGATCGGGCTCGATGGCGGCTACCTGGTGGATTCGGTGGAGCAGGTGTTCACGCAGGCCGGGTGGTCGACCACCATCGAATGCAATGGCGGCAAGAAGGGCAAGGCCAAGGCCAAAGGAAAGAAGCCGAAAAAGCCCCTGAAAGTCGTCCAGCTTTAACTGCGGCTGTCGATTCAGCCCGGTGCTCAACTCGCCAAGCCCCGTATTCCGGGGCTTTCGCGTTTCTATACCCTCTAAAACGGATTCCGATCGATGCCCCTTACCGAGTCGCAATTGTTGGCCATCCTGCCGAACGCCCGCCCTGTTGCGGGCGTTTTTGTTCCTGCCCTCAACCGCGCGATAGCGCGCTATGGCATCAATACCCCGGCGCGCCTGGCGGCGTTCATTGCGCAGGTCGGGCACGAGTCCAGTCAGCTGCTCAAGCTGACCGAGGATCTGTACTACCGCGATGCCGAGCGCGTCGCCCGGCTGTTCAAGTATGGGTTCGACCTAAACAAGAACGGCGTGGTCGACCCGGCCGAGATCGAGTTCGCCAGGGCCTACACCTGCAATTCGCAGAAACTGGCCAACCGCGCCTATGGCGGCCGTTACGGTAACGGCAACGAGGCATCGGGCGATGGCTGGCGGTTCCGTGCGCGGGGACTGATCGGGATCACCTTTCGAGACAACTACCGCATCGCGGGCACGGCCATGGGCTTGCCGCTGATCGATCACCCCGAGCTTCTGGAGCAGCCGGAGTATGCCGCGTACTCGGCGGCCTGGTTCTGGTGGGATCGCGGCCTGAACGAACTGGCTGATGTTGGGCAGTTCGACCGTATCAGCCGGGTGGTCAACGGCGGCGGCAACGGTGCCCAGGAGCGCCGCGACCTGTGGAAGGTGGCCAAGGGGGTGCTATGTCCATCGCCGATCTGATCCCCGGTCAGTACCGGGCACTGGCTGTCGTGCTGGCATTGGCGCTGGCTACGGGGTTGGGAGGTGCCATCGGTTGGCAGGTGCAAACCTGGCGGTCTGAGGCCCAGCTTTCCAAACAGGCGACAGCAGTCGCTCAGGACGCCGAGAGGCGTGCGCAGGCCGTGTTGGTCTACCTGAATGATGCCAAGACGGCTCGGCTGGCGTTGGAAGCTCGGCTGAAAACCAACGATGAAGTCCATTTCAAGGAGCTCTCCAGTGTTCAACAAAATCAGAAAGTGTTGCTTGGCCGCGTTGCTACTGCAGAGCTACGGCTGTCAGTCGTACTCGCCGCCAGCTCCGGTGGTGGTGGGATGCCAGCCCCTACCAGCTCCAGCGGCGTGGTTCATGGAGCCCGTCGAGCCGAACTTGACCCAGCGTATGCTCAACGAATTCTCGGAATCACCGACGACGGCGATCAAGGACTGATCGCGTTGAAGGCCTGTCAGGCCTATGCGAAACAAGTGTCCACACCCAGATGAAAAGGAGCGATCAGCCCAGGTGCGTCAACACCCGGGCTGAACGCCAAACCCGCAGCCCTTTCCTGCAAGTTCAGCCAAGACTCCCGCTCCGTGCACAAAGCGGAGCGGAGTCTATCAACTGTTTATCCATACAGTAAAGGTTCTCTTGCAATGTCAAATCCCATCATTCCCTGGATGGGCGGCAAACGTCGCCTGGCCGATCGCCTCATCCCTCTCTTCCCACCGCACGAGTGCTACGTAGAAGTATTCGCGGGCGGTGCGGCCCTGTTTTTCATGCGTCCCCAGCCGGCCCCTGTCGAGGTTCTGAACGACATCAACGGCGACCTGGTTACGCTGTATCGCGTTGTCCAAAATCACCTGGAAGAATTCATCCGGCAGTTCAAGTGGGCCTTGAGCTCACGCCAGATTTTCGAATGGCAGAAGATGACTTGGCCGGAGACGCTAACCGACATCCAGCGCGCCGCACGCTTCTTTTACCTGCAGCAGCATGCGTTCGGCGGCAAAGTCTCGGGGCAGACGTTTGGCACTGCCACCACAGGGCCGGCCATCAACCTGCTGCGGATTGAGGAAAATCTTTCAGCAGCCTGGCAACGGCTCGCCGGCACGTATGTCGAGAACCTGTCTTGGATGGATTGCGCCGAGCGCTATGACCGTGCACATACCTTTTTTTACATGGATCCACCGTATTGGCAGACCGCTGGTTATGGGGTCGATTTCCCGTTTGAGAACTACGAACGGATGGCAGACTTCATGCGGCGGTGCAAGGGAAGGGTGATGGTGAGCATTAACGATCACCCCGATATCAGGCGAGCCTTTGAAGGCTTCCACTTTGAATCTGCAGATGTTCGATACACCACCTCGAATCAGCGTCAGGGAAAGGCGGAAGTCAGTAATGAGTTGGTGATCACCAGTTGGAAGCCGGAATTTTTCGGCGGTCTGTTTTAAACCGCCCAGCAGTGGGATGGCCCATCTCGGGCCATCCCACCCGCATCGTAATTAGATCAGCATTTGAATCAGCTTCACAATTTCAGTCAGCAGCTTCAGCAGCTCCACCAGAATCATGGCGTGTTCCTTGTCCGGAAGGTTGTCCCGAGTATTGGTCTCTACAGGGCTGTGTGCTAACGTCGCGGGGCTACGGTGACGAAAGCAAGGCACTGACGGCATTGATAGTCATCAGGGTCGACATCTTTGCAATCGCTCAAATCAAAGGCTGAAGGGTTGGCGCCCTTCAGCCTTTTTTATGAGTGATAGACCCCGCATATGGGGTTAGTGCACGGTGCTAACTAATCGGTACTACTTACTCAGTTGCGTCGCTTATGCATACGTTAATTTGTAAGTTGTGCTCACGTCAATATCAAAAGCCTAGGTTGAGTCAATTTTCTTAGTTTCCAATATTGGGATTTGAGAAAGCTCAAATCCTATGTTTGGATTTTAAGACTAAGCCATTGATTTAAAAGGATTTATTGGTAGTTAGGCCTTTGCGCTCTTTGCGTCATTTCTTCATTTCTACATTCCGTTATTCCGTTATTCCATTTTTGCGTTTTTGCGTTTTTGCGTTTTTGCGTTTTTGCGTTTTTGCGCAGCAGCTGATTCGCGCGTTCGCGCTTTAGCGTTTTAGCGAACGTAGATTTTTCCTGTTAGGCTATTTGGCGTCGTATCCCCAACACATATAGCCGCTGGAAGTGCCTTCGCGTCGGGACGGTTTGCGGATGTGCATTCAGGTAAGCCGATTCTTGAGCTGACCCAGTGGCGCTCAGTTCAACATCGCTGAGCTTCAGGTGGAGGGGCAGAACAATCTCTGGAGTTTTTAGCGGCTAAAACCCAACATCGAGTTGAAAGGGCAAGATTTTTGATGTTGATTGCAATCGCGGCTGCCATCGGCGTATAGGCGTGATTCACCCACCGTTGAACAGGTCCGGTTGTTGTTCATCGCTAGCGGCTTCGATCAGATGTGGGCCTTGATTTTTGACATTCCCTACGGATTTTCCCACTTCAAACCAGGTGAACTCCTCCGTCGGCCGGCAACATTCCTTGGCGATCTCGGCGGCGCGCTCCTGCGTGGTTTCTGGATCAACCCACTCTCTGGCGTGCTCTGGGTTCAACACCACCGGCCGCCGATCATGGATGTCGACCATTCCCTGGTCGGAGTCGGCGGTGATGATCACAAACCCGTCCTGTGGTTCCGGCTCCAACCCCTGATGCACTTCCGCCAGCGCGGCGAAGAACATCGGTCCTTCCTCCTTCAGCCTGATGAAATACGGCTGCTTCTTCTTGGGATCGTCCGGATCCTTCACCCACTCGAACCAGCCATTGGCGGGGGCCAGCGCGCGCCCATTCGGCCACAGCTGTTTGAAGTACTTCCCCGTCATCACCGTTTCGACCCTGGCATTTATGGGTGCGGGCCGCTTGGCACCCTTCTTCGCCCAGAACGGCGACCATCCCCATTTCACCTTGTCCACGCTTAACCCGTCTTCAGTCGGGCGGATGATCTCCACCCGAGTCGACGGCGCGACGTTGTAGCGCTGGATAGGCCACAGGTCGTAGCCGTTGATGACGATCTGCTTAGACGCCAGTTCCTTGAGGTAATGGTCCATCGGCTCGTAGATCGAGTAGCGTCCGCACATGGTGTCACCTGTCGAAAATCGGCTTATACAGTGTTGACCACGTTAGCTCAGCTTAGTTAACTGTATGCATATACAGCATCCTAGAGAGCGAACCATGTATTTTCTCATCACACCTCGAAGGCACCTAGGCGTGGCGATCGACAAAAAGGAGCTTCCCAAGATTCCGCCGGTCCGGGGAGATGTCCACATCATCGAAACACATGATGACCTGCTCGGACGCACCACCACTACCGCCTGGGTATTCACTGCTGCCCCGGGGCCGGGAGTGCTTCCCCGTTTGCTGGACGTGACCATCACCGGCATGGCGACGAATGGGATGAACCTCACTGGCGTCGAGGTAATAGACGATGCGGTCTATGCGCAGTCGTGGTGGTGTCGCTTTGAGTGAAAACCCGCTCGCGGAATGGAGGAGTGAGATCCAGAACCGCCTCGAGTTGGTCACCGATCCGGATGCCCAACGGCGAAAGCTCGTAAGCTTGGCCGTGCTCGCGCACCAGCGGCATCAGGTGAGCGGTGAGGAGTTGAGCGACATTCTCGAGTGGACGGACGCGGCCAGGCTCTGGGGGTTACTGGAACTGGAAGAGGCGGAATTCCTCGGCCTGTTTGACGGCGGCAGGCTTCCGGATGATGGGATTCAAATTATTAAGGCAAAAGGATGATGGTCGACGGTGCGGAGAGTCTTATCAACCCCTGCCACGCGTCCCTGGCCAACCGAGTAGCTGATCCTTAGGCTTCAGCCTGCGCAGCAATTGAGATACTGTTGCTTCTGATGTCAGAATTGCGCTACCGAAAGGAGTCGTCTATGAAGAAGCGTTTTTTGCTGCTCACCGTTTTCGCTCTGCCCGGCTGCGCAAACCATCCCGTGGACTGCGCGACTGGCTTTTTTGCTTGGGATGACTGTCTGCCAGGAACGAAGGGATACGAAATCCGCCAGCATCGCCTGGCAAAGGTTGCAGAAGCAAAGGCCTCGAAAGAGGCGAAGGATGATGCGCAATGCAGATCCTATGGTGCGGTGCCAGGCAGCGATTCATATGTGAACTGTCGTGTGCAACTGAGCAAATAACGATATTGGCTATGGCCGTTGGAAAGCCGAGGTGATGTGGGCATCATCGACCACCCGAGCGCAATGATGCATTTTCTGGATTGCAGACTCAGCGATGTGTAATCCGCTACAGTGTACCTGGACAGAGCTTAGGCTGCGTCAGATGGGCCACGAGCTTATAGCCGCCATGTAGAGAATCATACTTTCAAAACTTCCTCAGCCAATGCTTCACTAAGGCAAAAAAATGATCACCAACATAAATGATTACAATAGTGCCATGGTGAATTTCAAGCGCTTGCGCGCTCAAAATTGGCATGCGATTGGAGATGTAGATATTGACCTCTCCGCTAAAGTCACTGTTTTAACGGGAGCAAATGGTAGTGGCAAAACATCGATCTTACGACTGCTCGCGATGCACGCTTCTTGGGCGGCAGTTGACTACAACGTGCCTAGTCGTCTTGCTGATGAGCCCCCAGAACAACCCAATGACGCAAATCCTCACAAGGCTATAGGCGTTATTGAGTACTCTGACAACCACTCTACTAATATCTTATGTAGTACTGGCGGTCTGCATAGGCACATAGGACTGTCTGAAGGTCGATCTTTGCACTGTATATTCGTTTCAGCGCACCGTCCGCCTTTTCGATATGAAGCTATTAAGGTAGGAATTCAGGTTGATGAAGGATCTGACCCGCTCAAGGCAATAGATTTGGCGAGAAGCGGCCAGAAGGCTGCTGTCGAAGGTACTACAAATAATTTTGGAGTGTCGATTAAGCGTACACTTTTTGCTTGGCTGGTGGCTGGGTACGGTGTAATGACAGATGGTAAGTATCTTCTTCGTCCATCCTCAGAAATCAAAGAGTACTTCGAAGGTTTCCAAAATGTGCTTAGGTTGGTAATTCCGGATGAGTTTAAATTTGAGTCGATAGAGGTTGATGTCGGAGGCGAGATCGTATTGCTGTGTGATGCAGGGCGGACAAGGTTTCTCATTGAAAGCGCGTCTGGAGGCTTGGCAGCAGTAATTGAAATTGCATGGATGTTATACCTCCAGCAAATAGGCGCAGGTCGTGGGCGCGAATTTACTGCAATAATCGACGAGTTGGAGAACCACCTTCATCCCAGCATACAACGTAGTATCCTGCCAAAATTAGTTAAGGCGTTTCCGTCAGCGAGATTTGTTATCAGTACCCATAGTCCGTTGATTGTCTCGTCCATGAGTAACGCAAACGTGTATGCGTTACGATTTGATGAACGGTCGCGGGTATATGCTGAACTTCTGGATTTCAAGGAAAAGGCCAGGACAGCTGCTCAGATACTAGATGAGGTTTTGGGAGTGTCTGTCACGCTTCCAGTGTGGGTCGAAGAGAAATTAACACGGATTGTTAAAGATTTTAGCCAGCGACCTTTCAATGAAAGTCTCTTCTCGGATTTAAGAAACACGCTTGAGGCGCATGGACTTGATGATTTTTTTCCTGAGGCTCTTACTGCGGTGATTAAATAGATGATCAAGCTCGTTCGCCCTAAGTGCCCATATCCTGCAGCGCTCGAACGAGGGGATTATAAGCACGATAAAAATAAAACTGCGCTGAAAGAAAGTACGCATGGTAAGTGTATGTACTGCGAGTCAAAGATTTTAGCTGTGACATACGGTGATGTTGAGCATATTTTACCAAAGGCAAAGGGTGCATATCCTCATCTGGAGTTTGAGTGGGATAATTTAGGATTTGTATGTGCTCAGTGCAATAATAGAAAGCGGGACAGATTTGATACAAGTCACCCTCATATCAATCCGTATGATGACGATCCCGCAGATTATTTTGTTGCCCTATATAATATGATATTTTCTTATCGGGAGAATGAGCGTGGGGAGTTAACGATACGAGATGTTGAACTTAATCGAACAGAATTGATAGAGCAGCGCGGCGCGCGTATGCAAGTAATTCGGAATGCTATATTGGCGGTAAAGGGCCGTGAAAATCCTACTCTGCGAATGTCTGCGTTTGCGGAATTAAAAAAAGAAGCGGACCCCGATAAAGAATACTCCTTCTTTGTTGGAGCTCTGCTAAAATGTCATGATATTCTCTGATAAGTTCATTTCATTGGCGCAGCGATATAGGGAGAGAATGTTGAAAATACCGTTGATGGAATCAGGTCTGATCGCGAAAGCTAACGAGGAGCTACGTAAGCTCGACTGGTATGAAGATGGGATGGAGATTAAGGCTGCTGAGATGATGGGGCATACGCTAGTCATGCGTGCCACGGGAATGACAAACGCCGCGGGTGTCGTGAGAGCAGACTTGATTGAAAGGTTTGATGTGTTTGCCAGGTGGTTCGCTGATCGATATACGTTGGCAGAATCGGCCTCCGAGTAGGGGGCGCTGCCCTGCTAGGGTAGGCTGGCGGATGCTACGATGTCTAGGGCAAATTTAGGGCAAAATCAAGGCCGCATGAGGCCGTTTCTGCCCCTTGCATACCAGCACAAAACCCTGATAATTGCGGCCTACAGCGGGCTAAGGCGATACCCGGTCGGGTTCAAATCCCTATCTCTCCGCCATTATTTGAAAAGCCCCGAACGTGAAAGCGTTCGGGGCTTTTTCGTTTCGGTCCGACAAAATCCGTCACAGGCCAGATAGGCAGAAAAAAGCCCGCTATCAGCGGGCTTTAATCAATTTGAGCGCTCAGCGCAGCAAGCACATGTTTGGGGTCGTTGTGAATGGCTCGAAGCAACGCGCGGGCTGGGCCTTCCGGTTCGCGGCGGCCTTGTTCCCAATTGCGCAGGGTTCCAACAGCCACATCGATACGCTTGGCAAACATGGCCTGGGAAAGTCCCGTTGCTTGACGAATCTTTTTGACCTGGACTGCGTCTACGTGGAATTCACGCGATGGTTGGCGCTCACCGCGGTCGATCTCATCCATCTGAGTCATGCTTTCCACAAGACGATCGAAGAGATTCTTTTCCATTATTTCCACTCCTTGTTAAGTGCGCGAAGCTGCGCTTTCTGGCTGTCAGTCAAGGTATCCATGATTCCCTTGCGATAGATCAAAACCAGCCGTATCTGACGGGCTGCAGTGACATAGTAATAAATCACTCGAACGCCACCACTTTTGCCTTTGCCTTTTGCCGCCCAACGAATCTTTCGAAGACCGCCCGTGTCTTCCATAAGCGAGCCAGCCTCGGGATGCTCTGCGAGATAGGTTTGCAGCTTTCCATGCTCATCGTCGCTCAGATGCTCTTTCAAATCTGACGTGAAAATCGGCGACTCGATGAAAATCATGCCATCCCTTGTGTGCGTCATTGGCGTATGCCGATGGTAGGGCGTCACTTAAAGATGCGCAAGCACTTCTCTGCCCCGTCATCTGAAAAGCCGCCTGGCCCAGCCCGCACCGTGAAATCTCTCCCACCCTGTGAAACGTTGTGAAGCCTCGCAATAAAGGCGATTTGCCCATGCTAACGTCCTCGGCGGGGTATCGTTAGTGTGACGGTGCCATCATTCGAGTGAGGGAGCAGCGCAATGAGTAC